TCTATGAATGTGCCGGAAGACATACAAAAGCAGTTCTTGGAAACTATTGAACGAGACATCATCTTTCGTGCCACTAAAGAAGGCTTCAAGATTGTTGGTAACTGGTCTCACCGTAAAGAACTATGTCTGCACACCAATGAAGAAACAGGCGAGACATACGAGTATTACAAAATGTTTTCATCTGTGGAGGTGTCTGATGAGTAAAGCAATGCAGTTGTTGGTTGGTGATTGTGTCGAAGTGTTATCACGAATTGACTTACCTAATGATGTGGTTTTTGTTACTGACCCACCGTTCAACATTGGTTATAAATATGCAAAATACAAAGACAAAATTCCCGAAGACGACTATTACAAAATGCTAGCTTCCCTATTTACGGGACACCGCCACGTCATTATTCACTATCCTGAATCTTTATACAAATACGCCATACGGACACAGAACGCACCTAGCAAAGTAGTCAGTTGGGTGTATAACTCCAACACCCCAAAGCAGCACAGAGACATTGCATTTTTCAACATCAAACCAGACATGAAAAAAGTTGGTCAACCGTACAAAAACCCTACAGACAAACGCATAAAACAACGTATTGACGCAGGCAAAATGGCTCGACTGTATGACTGGTGGGAAATAAACCAAGTCAAAAATACAAACACTGAAAAAACTCCCCACCCATGTCAAATGCCTGTCGAGGTAATGAAGCGAATTGTTGGGGTATTGCCCGATAGTGCAACCATTATCGATCCGTTTTTAGGAAGTGGGACAACGGCGGTTGCTTGTCAGCAACTTGACCGTGCGTTTATTGGGATAGATGTTGACCCATCTTATGTTGCTATTGCGAGAAACAGGTTGAATCATGAGTAAAGCAAAACAGAAAGGCACTGCTGCTGAGACTGCGGTAGTGAAGTTCCTACGCGAGAACGGGTTCCCCTATGCGGAGCGTCGAGCGTTACACGGAACCGTGGACAAGGGCGACATCACCGGCTGTGGGCCTATCGTGTTTGAGGTAAAGAACCACAAGACAATAGATTTGGCTGGCTGGATCAAAGAACTTGAAGTGGAAATGGTCAACGCCAAAGCAGATACGGGTGCTGTCATCGCTAAGAAGCGTGGCACTACTGACCCTGGTGAGTGGTATGCGGTGTTGCCGACACGGGTTCTTGTTGGGTTGTTGAAGCAGGCAGGTTACTGATGAACGATGACATTGTGACCCGACTACGGGAAGAATGGGCTGAGTGTGAAACCTGTGTGACAGGTAACGAAGCCGCTGTTGTGATTGAACGCCTACGGGAACAGGTTCGTCAACTCGAAGTAGAGCGTGACCAATGGCAGACACAGGCGGTACGCGGTGGGTGATTTCCTAGTGCAAATGATTTACATTGTCGCCATCTTCACCTGTGGCGCATTGATGGGGGAGAAATACGGTGCAAATCGTCGTAACCCTAGATGAATACGAACTCGCCCACGCAGCAATAGCAGGCTGTCAACGGCGCATAGCATCCATCGTGAAAGAACGGCCACAGTTCTACGGATCAGACGAACGTAAGAACTACTGGCAAATAGACATCATCGGAATGATTGCTGAGTATGCGGTAGCGAAAGCGTTTGATAGGCATTGGCAACCCGCCACCAACAAACGCCTAGCTGACCTACCAGGTGATGTTGCGAACTATCAGATACGTTCAACAGAACATCGAGACGGTCATCTGTTTCTGCATCCGAAAGATAAACCCGCCGACTACATCTTGTGCATCGTCAAAGAGAACAAGGTTCTGCTGGTTGGCTGGATTGATTTGACTACCGGTATGAGTGTCGGCCAGTTACGAAGTGCTGATACTTATTGGGTTTCGCAGCAGGATTTGAATTCTTTTGCGGATTGGAATGACCCGATCTTTTGGTCTGAGACTGTTCAGGCTAGACTGACCTAATCCGTATAACAGTACCCCTAGGAGGACTATGACCCCTACTTGACCTGTCCCCTGTCGAAAGGAAACCAATGCGGAAACTCGCAGTAACCCTCATCATCTTGTCCCTATCCACCCTCACACCAACCACAACACAGGCATACGGCGAAGAACTCGTAATGCCGTGGGCGTTCTACCGCCGCCTCGCACAATGCGAAACCGGTTCCAACGTGAACCACTCCACCAAGTCCTACACAGGAATGTTCGGCATAGCCCGTGGCACCTGGCAACGCTGGTCAAACACATCATCGGCTAAAGGACTGGACTCACTACAACAAGCTCGCGTCGTTGACAACATCGCCTGGGATGGACACTGGCAAGGAACCAAATACAAGTGGCCCGTAGGTCCTTGGGGATGGGGAGCCATCAAAGCGAACTGCAACGGGTTGAAAGACCTGATCTGTAAGTCTCGACACCCTAAAGTACAACGCTGGAAGTACCGTTGCTGACGGTTTATTAGAAAGAAGTGGGATTATGAAAGCAGAAATCCTTGTTGGCGATGTTCGTTCTCGCCTAGCAGAAATACCTGACAAGTCGGTGCAGTGTGTGGTAACTAGCCCGCCGTATTGGGGGTTGCGTGACTATGGAAACGACGGTCAAATCGGTTTGGAACAAACACCGCAGGAGTACGTTGCTGAAATGGTGTCCGTATTCCGCGAAGTGTGGCGCGTGTTGTCTGACGATGGGGTGCTGTGGCTAAATCTTGGTGATAGTTACGCATCTTTTAGAGACGGGAAAGCAATACCCGATACTGCCCGTGGCGAAAATAAAGGAACACTGGTACCCAAAGGTTCTGCTGCAAACAGAATGGCAGGTTCTTTTGCCACAACCAACATCAAACATAAAGACCTTGTTGGTATCCCTTGGCGGGTCGCGTTCGCGCTACAAGACGACGGGTGGTATCTGCGTCAAGACATCATCTGGGCAAAGCCAAACCCAATGCCGGAATCAGTACGTGATCGTTGCACCAAATCTCACGAATACATTTTTATGTTGACCAAACAACCCCGTTACTACTTTGATAATGAAGCAATCAAAGAACCATCCGCTGATTTAGGAAAAACCAAAATCAAGTTTGGCGGCAACAAATACGGAGATAGTGAAGACCCTAAACACGCCATAAAATCAGGGAATGAATACATAGATAGTGGCAAACGCAACAAACGTGATGTGTGGACAATCCCCACAAAACCATTCAAAGGCGCACACTTCGCAGTGATGCCCGAAGCCATCGTCGAACCCTGCGTACTAGCATCAAGCCGACCAGGAGACACCGTTCTTGACCCGTTCACAGGCTCAGGAACCGTAGCTGTTGTGGCACTACGCCATGGCCGTAACTATGTCGGCACAGAACTCAACCCTGAATACGCAGACATAGCAATAAACCGTATAACAGAAGCAGTTGGGGGGCTGACCAACGATGTTGTGTTATCGTAAAACACAGGTGGGACCGACCAAGGGCGGCGTATGGAAACGTTTCTATACAAAATCACAACCCGATTCTGGGCAAGAGTCAACATCGGCAACCCCGAAGACTGTTGGGAATGGCAAGGATCACTCAGAGGTGACGGATACGGGCAGTTCTACGCCCAAGGCAAACACCGTTCAGTCCACCGATTCTCGCACTACATCTCCACATACGAGACACCGCCAGTGGTACGCCACAAATGCGACAACCGCCGATGCTGCAACCCCCACCACCTCGAAGGCGGAACCCAAACCGACAACATGAAAGATGTTGTTGACAGAGGCCGCCACTACTATGCAAACAGAACCCACTGCCCACACGGACATGAATACACAGAAGAAAACACATACAGAAGACCGAACAACGGGCGTGAATGTCGCGCCTGTCGCCGTGAACGAAAACACCGTTTGGTCTTGTAATCGTTGCAACATTAGAGTAACCTTGTTCGTAGCGGTCATACATCCGCCGACACATAGCTGTCAAAAGAAAGCTGGAAGAATACTTCCACTAAAGAAAGAGGGGGAACCCAATGAGTAACCACATCACCGTGACCGGAAAGGTCGGACAAGATCCTGAACTGCGATACACCCCAAGCGGGATGGCTGTTCTGACATTCTCGATTGCTGACACATACGGCAAAGATGAGAAGAAGAAAACAACCTGGCACAACATCACCGTGTTCAACAAGCTTGCAGAGAACACCGCAAACAGCATCGGTAAAGGTTCCACTGTCATTGTTGTTGGTCGTTACGAGCAGGAAGAATTCACCAAGAAAGACGGCACCAAAGGTAAGGCAGTCAAGTTGATTGCTGACGAAGTTGGTATGTCTTGCCGTTGGAATTCATGGGTTGCTGACCAGACCGAGAAGGTAATGGCACAAGTTGGTCAGGTGTTCCCTGGCGCACGTCAAATTCAGGCAGACGAAGACCCGTTCTGATGCTGGACTTCAACGACTGGCTAAAAGTCGGGTATGACAACGGTTGGTGCGGGCCGGTGGTGTGTTACACACACGATGGAATACCAACATCAGAAGAAGAAGAAGCCGAGTTCGACAGCTCAGATCCGTGTATCCACATCATCAGAATGTACGATCATCCCGAAACTAAAACAGGGGTGGAAGATAACCATTCTCCGTCGGTGTGGCGGGCATCGAACAGCGGTTTAGGTCGCTCCGATACTGAATGAACACACCCGACGACGCTTGGAAACAACAAGGAGCCTGCTACCAGGTGCATCGACCTGAAGTGTTCTTCCCTGAGATACCTTCCGGTGATGTACGGCGTATCCACTGGTTCGCAGCGAAACAATACTGCGATGCCTGCACTGTCACGCTCCAATGCTTGAACTACCAGCTCGCGTTCGAGGCGGAGACGGGTAGGCGTGAAGGGTATTGGGGCAACATGACCCCGAAAGAACGCGAACAACACGTTCGAGTGGCCCAACCAATTAGGTGGCGCAAATAGAAAGCCCCACCTAGCGGAAGGGGGAACGCTAGGCGGGGCCGATCTAAGGGTAGCATACCGCTACGGTTCTAGTTTCGTGATGTGATACACGCTCCGATACTGAATGTCACAATTCTCTACGGCGGTCACGGCAGCGTGTCGAGTGTTGAATACTTCTGCTCTGGCGGGGTTGCCGTACCATCGCCACACGTCGTTCCGATGATAACCAAACCATCGCATTGGTCGCCCCGATAGCGACTGTTGCACGATCACCCAACCGGTATGCCCTAGTTTCTGCCTGGGGTTAGGTTGGATAGGGTCGCGCGGTGCTGTTGGCCGCTTGAGACGGGCTAGGAGACGCATTAGAACGGCTCTGCTGTGTAGTAGTCGGGGTTCTTGCCCATACATACGGGGCATAGATCTTCTTTGCCGGTGCAGTACCAACCGTACTTGAACGCATCTACGCGGGCATCGGTTGAGGTTCCGATGGTGACGGTCAAGCTTTCACCTTCGCACTTGTCGCACGATAAACGGATTATGAGTGCCATTAGAAACCGTTTCCTCTCACGATGGCGTTAGTTAGCCATTCCAATGCTCGTTCATCGGCCTTGGCTACTTTGCTCTTAGGTGTTGTCCCGCTTTGGGGCTGCCTCGAATAGTGGAACGTTACATACGCCTCACCCGTGCGAGGGTTCACACACTGTTCGCCAGGTTGCGCCTCGCATACGGGGCAGGGATAGTTTCCGGTGGTCGGGTTCATTGCCACTGTCTAACCTCCTCGATAGTTTCACGTATCCACGGCCACGCACACACGAACACCACGCTGCCCAACAACACTGCCACCCAGGGGTAACTTTCCACTAGCCCGATAGCAAGAATAAACGCACTCGCCCCGATCACAACACGGTCTCCGGTCTTGCCGTCACGGTGGCGGATACCTTGCCGTTCTCGTACCGCCTGGGTACGTTGTCTCACGGTCTGTTGTGGCTCTCCGTGCCACGATCTAACGGCGGGGTGATTAGGTGAATGTTTGCGGGTCATTGCTCCGCCCTTTCTACTTGGTAAATCTCTGTGCGATAGGTCTTATTAGTAGGGCAATAGGTACGTTCTAACTTGGTAGCCGCTGCTTGCGCGTCAGCAAGTGTCAAATACTCGCCACAAATAGACACGCGGTACACGCCCGCACCAAACTCTTGCACCTGATAAACAGTAAT